CCTCTCTCAATGAATATATCCGACTGAACCTCAGCTTCATCAATAATATTTAATAAAACCTCATTTTTTGTTAAAGCCGAACATACCAACATATCTGCTGTTAGTCCCGATGACTTAACAGCAAAAATTGTCGTCCCATCTGAATAATCATAGTAATCAATTTCATTAATTGTATAGGCAGTATATAATCCATTTACGGATGGTCCCCAAAATACACCAACATTCCCCGAAGTTCCTGTTACAGGAACACCTATTTTAAATTTACCACCAAATAAACTAAACTTATTACCATAAACTTGTAAATCATTTATTGATGACCGAGTATAACCTGTAATAGTAAAAGGTATTGTTGTAAAATTATTAAACGTTTGTTCTTCAATATCACAATTAGAATCACCACTAAAAATATAATCATACATTAATGGAGTTCCTGACCAATTTCCACCAGCAGGAACAAAATAAGCAGTCCCATTAGGATTAGGTATCGTAGTTCCAGTAAAAGGAACCACAATAGTTTTTTTAATAACATTAATTCCCCAAGGACTCATCCCTGACATTGTTATAGTAAATTCTCCACTTTGAGAATATGGGTGAGAGTAATAATTTGGAGATGTTGTTAACACATCTTCAGGTAATGAACCATCACCCCAATTAACACTATATTTTGAAAAGTTTAAATATTTCTTGAAGTCGGTATCAGAAGTATTATAAAAATAATAAGTATATGGAGAACCTGTTGTTGCAGAAAATAAAAAATTAATCATTGTATCTTTCTGTAACACCATCCCATCAAAAACAGAATAATATCCAATATCAATTGTGTTTTCAGTTAATAAAATAGGTATAGTCATACCTGTTAACAATGAAGACCCATTAACACCACCTGTTATAACATCACTCATTGATGTGTAAGCGTAAGTCGTTCCAGTATAATATTTGGTAACCGCACTAGTGACAATATCACAGCAAACCACATATTGTGATTCATCAATATAAGAATCACCAGTATAATTCACCTTCATATAGTTACTTTTAATAACTTGAGGTGATATATTAATATGAACTGAATTAGTACTCATTACGGATTTATATATTCATACCATTTTATGGGATTAGTATCCCCAACTCTATTACCTATATAATCAAAAAATTTATACGATTTATTATTATAATCTAAAACAACTTTAGTATAGAAATAACGGCTACCATCAAATAGGAATTTATTTCCAACTATAGAAGATTGAGGTGCGTTCATCATTTTAACAAAAACACCTAACCTAGCATCAAAGAATTTTGCCGTCATATAGAAAGTATCCAAATTAATAAAGGTCTTTTTACGTAACCAATAAATAAAGAACCCTTCTTTATCTCCAACATAATCAAGACTAAACGATGGTTTTTTAATATTCACATTTGCTAAAAAAGACGAAATACTTACATTCTCTGTTTTACCTTGTTGAACCGGTATTATAATAGTAAAATAATTCGTATGAGTCGTTGAATCATTAGTATCATAAAAATCTAACTTGAAGAATGATTTTGTAAAAGGTTTTTCGTAATAATAAACTTCAGTTGATAAAAATCCTTCGGGTAGATAACTAATCTCCCAATTAGATAATGTTGAAGTATCCACATTATTAACATTACCATTATAAAAATAAAAATCGTAATTTACCGCAGTTTTAGTATCATTTTGATAAGAATCGTGGGCAAATCTTAAAATTTCAAAATCATCAGGAGAACCGATAACTTCTTTTATAACATCAGTCTCATATACATCAATACTATCATCTCTACCATAAAAATCCCACTTGATTTCCAATGGTAAATCAATAGTTTTATTATCTGTTGGTATTGTAAATGTATATTTATTATTCGCATCCATCTATTATAGGGTCTGTTACTAGTATTTGTTCTATATAATTAGTTCCTTCAGGTATTATTCTAAAAATAATATTAGTATAAGGATAATGTGTTCCATTTAAAAATGGATAATTAACACCAATGTTATCACTATCTATATAACCATATGGGTATAAATCTCTCCATATGAAAGAATTTCTAGTTGTTGAGAAATATGAATAATCCGGTACCCCCACAACATTTTTCTTATCTCCTTCTTCAATATAGTTAGAATATTCTCTTATAGTTAAACTATGATGAGGTTGATAATAATACCCAAACGGATTATTATTGTTACCTCCAATTTTAAACACAAAAGGATTAAATTTTAACTTATGATATAAATTAGACACCACTCGTTCTTTCTGGTCATAATCATTCCATTCACAAATATCACCTTCAATAATATCACCATCATTAAGAGGTTTAACATATGTAAAATCAATTAACGACCCACTAGGTTTAACACCTAAAGGATTAGTATATGAACCCATAGGGAAATTAGTATCCGAATTATTATTACCATTTGACCACCAACCAGTAGGTTGTTTAGTAGTCGGATTAAGAGGTAAATTAAACTCATACCCCTGTTTTAAACCATAAAAACCACCAGAACCATTTGGCATACCAAACATCCAACCAAAATACCCTTTCCATATCGCAGTGAAAAATAATTCAGAGATAGGTCTTTTATGATTATCTATTATGGGATTTATCTCAAAATCTTTATTAAACGATAAAGTATATGATTGAGACCCATCTTTTACCGACACTCTACTAACATTATTAGGAGTAAAACCACTACTTTCAAATTTTTTATTTTTACCGAAAATGTTTTGTTCAAACCCAGCTTTAACTAACACGGCATCATCACTATCACTAATAATTTTATGTCTTCTAACATAATATTGTGACATAGTATCCGCCGAATGTAAAATATTTATAATTCTTTTAGCGGTTCCCTTAACTCCATTATTAAAGGTTGAACCCGTATAACCAACATTATATAAATTAAAAACATAATCATCACTTCCTGTAGTCCCAACACCTAAAGAATATACTTGGAAACTACTAACATTATTATACGATATATTTAGATTCACATATTCACCTACAGATAACCCGTGTTTTAACGGACTCCTAAATGATATAAGTTTCTTACCATTAGATGTCGTATTTTCAATAATAAAAGGAATACCATCCGAAACATTCCAACTCAATAATTGAGATGTCTTTTGGTCTATAGCCTCCATATATTTAGTATATAAATTATCATAAGCATAACTCATATAAAAACCCCAATTATATGTTGAAGCACTTTTAGAAATAAAAGTTAAATGATTATTAGGCGGTTGAGTATATCCAGGAACATCATAATCATTTCTAATAAAATCAAATTCATTATATTGTGGGAATCCTGACCAAGCAACACTTTGACCTTTCTCACATTGAGCTTTAGCCGCTTCTGTAGTATTAATATAATATAAATTATTTTCAAACGGAGAATAATTTGTTGTTCCTGTGTATGAATTTTTAAATATCAACGAAAACTTACAAGTAGGTCTAAAAATATCTGACTTTTGTCTTTCATCATCAAATACTTGTTCTAAATTAACATTTATACTCCTGTCAAATTCAAATATCTCCTTTGTCGTCTGTTCAAAAGGAACTTTAAGACCTAAGTCAGTATTTGGAGCTGACTTATATCTTAATGAACCTAAAACAATTTGAGTATCTATTCTATTTCCCATTAATTTGTTACATTATTAAAATTAATCCATTTTGATGCAAATCTATCAAACGCCGATTTACCTTTTTTCAAACCAAAATAAAAATGAAAAGGAGAACCTACTGTTACCGCTCTCGGATTAGGATTGGTATTATAATCCCATCCCGAAACTCCACCACTTAAATTACCACTACCATCAACTGAATAAATATAACCTTTATAATAATTAGTTTTACTAACGTTATTCGTTCTAAAATATCTTGAATTTTGATATAATCTATCTAATGATTGATATTCATAACTAAAAAACCCATTACTATCTATCTCATTACTATACCAATCATTTAATTGAGAACCAAATATACTATCACCATCACCATTTACTTTAATATTCCACTGATAAAAAGGAACCTTTTGTGATTTAACAGGGAAACTTTCAAAAGAACAAGAATTAGAGACAGGTAATCCATCAACAATAATAGTTCTTTTCGGTGTTATATAATCCCTTATTTGGGTATCCGAACTAAAGAATATCCCAAATACACCATCACTAGATGTTCCACCATTATAATATATTTGATTGGTTAATGGATAATTTTCAGGCTCAAATGGAGCAACACCTAGTTCTGAATTAATAGAATCCATCTGAGCATAATCTCCATCAATCATTCTAATACCTAAACCATTTTGCTCTCTAGTGAAAAAAGAATTAACATTTGCACCACCAATCATTTTCCGGATAAAACTTAAATTAGATAACCTAGATATCAAAAATAAATTAAGTAGTTCTGAAATATCCCCATACGTGGTTGAGTTTAATTTATTCATCGTATACCCATCATATTCATTAGATAGAACAATTTCTTGAGTATATATATCTCTAGGACCTAAATCCATTATAGTAGTAGGAAATAATAAATTCTTTTCATTACCACCATAATTCCCACTTTTATTCTTACCAATAAATTTACTACCATTATACGGACTACTTCTATAATAGAAATTATTCGTTGTCTTATCTAAAAAGATAGTATCTTTACAATATTTGGAATACGGTTGATTATTACTATCATAAAATCTATTATTTTTAAAACTAAATGAATATAACGACCCATTCACCCAATTATTAGTAAACATATGACCAAACACATTTCTACAAGCAGCAAAATTTATTGTTAATCTACTAATCCACTCATTTAATAATGAAAAATCTTCAAAAATAGTTATTATAGGCGTAGTAACAAAAACATAACACCCATTTTGCATATTTTTCTTACCATCTAAATGTTTATAACAACTATTATTTGATGGTTGTATTTTAACCGAACCACCATCATTATAATAACAATCTAACGGAACCAAACCACCACAAGTAAAACTATTTAAAACAGGATTAACCACAGGATTATCTAAACCACCCCCATCAGATGTACCATTATCAACTGATGTACCTCCACCAACAGAATTAAACCCTTCATCACTAACTACATAAATTGAAAACGCCGGATTAGAATGTAATAGATAACTATTTATATTACCATTACCAGGTTCAAATAATGATGTTGATGCCGGTAATCTATCCGACCTCATCACGATATTATTATTAACGATATCACTAGATATTATACCTAAAGAATTTGAATAACGTCTAGAATAATATTCCATAGTTATTTGAGTTTCAGGCCATTCAGGTGATGGAATTCTATTAAAAGTAACATTCAATTTCATTAATGAACCTCCCTCAACCTGTTCATTACCAATATAACAACGATGGTTAATTGTTGGTGTTACGGCAGAATAAGTATACCCATAAGGACAACTAGAATCAGTCTCAACACCTAACCATTCCTTAGTAAAATCATTAAAACCACTTACTTTAATACCATTAATAACATCCGTTATTGTTGAATTTGTAGGAGTCACTGAACCATTATCTAACGATGAATAATAACTTGGTAATGTAGTAGTAAACCCAGACATCTTAGAACCAGGTAAAAAATAATTTGAAGGGTAAAAAAGTCTTTGACTAGAATACCCAATATCTATAGTGTTATTATTTGTCACCGTATGTCTAACATTTAGAGGAGTTCCTTGTATCGGAACATTTAACTTATATTCACCTGAAACTTTTATATTACCAAATGCCGAATACCCAAATAATTTACTTAAATCATATTCACATTTAGTTCTACTTGAATTGGGGTCAACTCCTCTAACCAAGAAAATAATACCTTGATTCAGATAATCACTATACTTAGACAATGGGTTAATTAATAACGCCTCATCAGCACATCCATTATTATTATAAGGCAAACTCACTCTATCAACATATGTTTCATTCCATAAAAATCTACTATATAATGAATTTGATAATGATGTTGAAACCAATAATTGGTAATCTGTAAATGTCATACCAGTAATTACTTGGAAATATTCAACATCAATTGGATATCTCGCGTATTTACATTCATTATCATCTGTCTTACCAGTTATATTATAAACCACACTTAAATTACCACTACCATTCGGATTAGCATATGTCACAGTAATCGGTGTCGGAGTAACACTATCCGTTAATGTCGTTCCTGTAATACTATCAAAACCATAATCATTAATCTCAACATTCTTAAAATTAGGGTCAGAAGATAACTCAACTTTCTGAAATGAGACCATCTGTCCTTGTGTGAATGTCGGTAGACTTGAAGGTTCAACCATTATTACCAAAACATTATCTGTATGACTTATAATTGGAGTATTTAAATCTGTAGAAAATCTAACTTTTATTTGATTAACCCCACCACCAGGAACACTATCAAAATATTTACCCTTAGTATTAAATAAATTAAGTCTTTCAGGTAATGGTAAATCTGATGTAAAATACTTATAAATAATATTCTCACTAGGGTCAACAGGATATGGAGCACCAACAGTATTAGGAACTGAGCCAGTCAAAGGTATTTGCTGACCTGAAATAAGTTCAGTTACCACTGTAGGTAATCCACTAATAGTATAAAATGATGGTGTTGTAAATTTACTTAATAACCCACTTCCGTCAGTATTAACGGGTATCTGATTTTGGCTAGGAGAACTAAAATTAGTATTTTCCGTTGTCTCAACATCACCTTGTGATGACGGTTCATCACAATTACATAATTCACAATCAGGATATGTTAAATTAGGTATTTTAAAATCTTTAAATAACGGAACAACTTTATCACGAATATCTTTCAAATATATCGCTAATGTAGTTCCTAATCCAGCCCAAGCTATCGCTATCACAATATTAACCGCAATTAAAAGAAACGCTGGCGCTGATGATGCTGCCGCAACACCGTATTGTACCGCCTGATAACCAGCAAAAGCTATTAATGTTACTAAAAACGGTATAAAGATTACTCTAACAATAAATGATAATATGTGTAATAAAACTAAAAGAACATAAATTATAGGTCTAAATAAAAAACTCATTATATTAAATAATAAAAATATAATGTCAGTTCTTTTCATCGCATCATTAGATGGAAACTTGTTATTTTCACTTTCACAAGAGTCATCTAATATATTTTTAATAGAAATTATTCGTCTATTAACATAACCTTTTCTATATTGAGTAATTAATTGCGATACCGTATAAACTTTATTAAAAGTCATATCATAAAACCTATCCTCACAATTAATCGCCTCCTGAATCATTTGATTACCAATTGTAGTCCCTGTAGTTCCGTAATCATTCCAATCTAAACTGAACGCATAAGAATGTTTTGCATTATTATAATTAACACCTGATGTTAAAGTAGGGTCATTACTTGAATCAACCCAACCATATTCTTTAATATTAGGAACTAAAAAATACCCTCTTTTAACCGGTTCAGATAAACTAGGTGATTGATTCCACTTAACTTTAAAACGATATTTACCTCTTGTTGGAATACCTTTTTTAGAATCAAGAGATATGACCCTTTCTCCAAATTCATTAGTTATTACATAATCTAAATTCATCGGAACATCAATCAACCAAGTACCATTATCATCTATCACTTGTCCCCCTTGTTCTAAGTCAAAAGACTCTAAAACAGGTCTTCCATTAACATCAACACTATTAGTTTGACGTATCGCCAAAATCTCACCAGGACCAACAACTAAATTACATAATTCACCTGATTTTAAAGATGGACGACAATTCGCCTTTAAACTTTCTTCATCACTAGTTGAGAATAACGACCCCATAAAAATTGCCGTAGGTCTAATATCAATATTCGCTTCAGCAGATAAATCAAAATCAGTTCTTGTTATACCTAAATTACAAATCTCAGGTTGACCCCATAATGGTTCAACTTCAAGAGTTCTATTGATAGTTACTATTTGAGGTAATTCAGTTAAGTTAGTAGATGATTTAAATTTAGTTCCAGATACTTGACTATCAGTCGCAACACCCATTCGTATTAAATCTTGAGGTGATAATGAAAATTCACCAATATCAGATAAATCAATATCAACTTTGATTGTTTGAGACCCAACAGGAACCCCAAAAATCATATAGTCACCACTTTCATTGGTCACTGCGTTATATTTATAATACTTATCGTAAACTTCTATTAAGGTTGGATTAGTTAGAACATCTTCTCTATCAAAAAAAGTCCCTGTAGGAACATGCCCACTATGTGATGGTCTATAAGGTAATAGATTATATCTATATCCGTCCTCATTTAAGTCGGATAATGTTTTATAAGGATATAACTCGGAAATTATAGGATTATTACTATCTTCATCAGTTATAGGTATAAAAATTGATACTTTAGCATTTGGTATACCAAATCCATCATTAACACTCACTCTACCAACTATAACACCATAATCTGAACAATTTCTAGTGTATATTTGACTTTGTAAAATCTTTAACGATAATATCTCAAGATATTCAAACTCTTGTTCTAATAATACTTTAACTGATTTATCTACCCCTGGCTTAGTTCTTATTCTATATGAATTTGACATTTTAATCTTTTAACATAAATAGTTTATGTGCTATTTTATAATAATAAAAGATTATTTACCAAAATAAATTATCAACTGAAATTAACCGTTTTTAAATTTTTAACTCTAACATTAATATCCTTGTTAGGAAATCTAACTTGATATATTTGGCTAGGTTCAGCAAATATTGTATCATCAACTAAACCAATCTCTTTAGTTGTACTATCAGAATATGGTTGAGATGTTTGAGCCGATGAATATTGACCACCAACTTTATTGAAGAATTTAATATCGGATAAAGATAATACCCCATTTTCGGATTGAATTAGTCGTCTTAATTCCGACACATTAACATTTTGACCCATTTGTCTATTTGTCGGTTCAAAATATGTTGAGATTATATTAATTATCTTAGATATAACCGTTCCTTGATTTTGACTTGAATCTAACACCACATCAACATTTATACCTAAATCAATTACATTTGCAACCTCAATAGATATATAATCATTTATCATACGATAGTTTGATAGATAATTAGCCACATTACTTTTTAATGTATTAGACACAACATCAGTCAATTTACCTGTCTCATCATAAGATAACATTTTAATCTTTATCTTATTATTCTCTTCGGTTATCGCTACCTTAGCTGGAGCTCCAAATTGAGATGGCATTGTTCTAATTAAAGAATCATAATCATTAATGGTTACCGCTCTATTTTGAGCTGCGAAGTTAAATGATACTAAATTTCTAACTTCGTCAGTAGTTGGGAAATTCGCTCCTCCAATTGCCGCAGTAACGTTAGTACATCTTAGAGAATTAACAACACTTGTGTTTATATTTTCAGACGGACCATTTACAAAAAATGAAACCGTCCCTATTTGAGTAATCGCATTAACACCTAAATTACTTGATGTTCCGCCACCTACTCTATATTGAACAAATAATGTTGTATTAGCCTTTAATATACTACCAAGTGCAAAATTATTTGAATATTTGTATAAATCTAATTTAAATCCATTTCTTGCAAATTCTCTTAATTGTTCATCTGCAGATTGACTTCCTCCACCAAATGTCATTTTAAGAAATCCTTCAGGTGTGAATTCAGTGATAAATTTACTATCAGTCATTAGATACTTACCTACTTTAATACCTGGTTGGTCAGAAACCTTAGTCGGGTCTTCAATGAAAACTCTATCATCAATTAACGCTTTAACTTCATACCATCTATTATCTAACCCAATAAACTCTTGAGCTGAAGGAACATTAGCATATTGTGTCCCGTCTTTTAATAAGACACTAGTAATACCTAAAACATTTTTCTCAGGTAAAAATAATTCATAAAAAGGTCTAACATCATTCGGTGTTATAACTTTTTTAAATACTTTTGTAATACCATTAACAACCGTTTCTTGTTTAACAATAGTATAATTAAGTAATTTATTATTAGAATCGTAATTAGGTATTTTTAATCTATTAGGAAAACCATCAGCATTTACAGGTGATGTGAAATCAATATCATATACCGTCTCAAATACTTGACCAGCACCATTTACTTGAGAACCCCTCCTTAATATACCACAATATCTCAAATCTTCTTTATCTCCATTAGCAGGAACAGTAATTGATAAATTAACTAAAGCAACCGAAGGTCTTTGTCCCGGTATCTTTAAACCATAAGTTCTAGCAATATTATAAACTGACGACCTTTGTTGTGCAAACTGAAGAACAGTTTCTTGTATGCTTCTATCAATATTAAATTGGAGATTGTCAGTTACCGCAGCATTCAAATCTAATAATACTGAGAATACCGAAGCGTCATTAACATTATCAACTAAATCAGGATAATAAGTTTTAGTAAAATTTATTAATTCAGTCCTAATTGACTGAAAATCCCTGGTTGTGTAAGATATTTTTTTATTTGACATATGAATTATATATTAATTATTACAAAATCACTAGTATTAAATACATCATCAGTTAATTTGTAATCAATTTTAACTTTAGCAGTGTGTTCTTTAGTCCCTATACCCGACACTCTAAAAACTCGTTCATCCTCACCATTTATATAAGTCCCTTTATTCTCTTCCCCTTCAGAAGCCGGAGTTATACTGATATTATTTATAAGTATATTAGGTAAGTATTCTTTAACAGATTCTCTTATTTCAGAATCTATTTCAGAAAATGTCGGCCCATCCATAGGTTCAAATATAAATTCATATAATCTAGTCCCAAAATCAGGTAAATAGTATCTTGTTCCTTTCCTAGTTAATAATAAATGAACTAAATTACTCCTTATCTCTTCGTCAGTTTGAATAGATAAGTCAAAATATTTACCATCAAAAGAATCTTTAAACGGGAAATTTATCCCATATGTTGTCCCATCCGCCATATTACATAAATATAATGTTACAATAATTTATTTAACTAGTAATAAATAAAAAAAACTCTCAACAATGTTGAGAGTTTTTAATTTTAATTATTTTTTTATTACGATGAACATCCAAAACATTCAAATTCAGAATCTTTAGGTTTAGTAGGAATGTTAATATCTACCGTTGGTTTTTCAACATTAGATTTAGGTTTTTCTATTTTAGAAATATCAACAGCTAAATGTTTAGCCCCCGTTGAAATCGCTTTAGTCCTAACATAATAACATAATGTTTTTAACCCTTTTTCCCATCCGTGAAAATGAGACGAAGTAATCTTAGATAATGTAGGATTACCCATATAGATGTTCATTGATTGAGACTGGTCAATAAATGGAGCTCTATCTGCTGCCATATCAATTAATTCTCTTTGTGATATCTCCCAAATTGTTTTATACTTCTGAATCAAAAACTCAATTCGTTTAACCTTTTTATTATAATTTTTATCTTCAACATCAAGATAGTTATTAAAATTAACATTCTGAATTGACCCTTCATTCATAATAATCTCATTTTTTAATTCTTCTGACCAAATGTCTAATTTTTCAAAATCATTAATTAAATATTTGTTAACAATTAAAATCTCACCACCAATAACTCTTCTATTGAATAACGCCGAATGAGCAGGCTCTGTCATTTCAAATGAACCTGTTATCTTAGCCGATGACGCCACAGGCATCTGAGCTGTGAATAAACTATTACATACACCATATTGTTTAACACTATCTTTCAATGAATTCCAATCCCAAAATCCCGATAAATCATTTTCATTTAAATCCCACATATCAAATTGAAACACCCCTTTAGACATCGGAGAACCTTCAAAAAATTCATAAGGCTTATATTTCTCTTCTTTACATAACTGATTACTTTCGGTTATAGCAGCAAAATAGATAGTTTCAAATATATCTTTATTTAAACGTCTAGCATCTTCTGAAGTAAAAACATAATCCATAATATAAAACACATCAGCTAACCCTTGAGTTCCGATAGCGATAGCTCTTTGAGACAATCCACCATCTTTACCTTTTTTAGTAGAATAACTATTGATATTAATAACTTTATTTAAAGTTCTTACAACTTTTCTAGTTTCCTCATATAATAACTTAAAATCAAATTTACCATCAATAATAAAATTCTTCAGAACCATTGAGGATAGGGTACAAATTGCGGTAGTATTCTCATCAGTATATTGATAAATTTCATTACACAAATTAGATTGTTTAATTACCCCAATATTTTGGTGATTAGTCTTTTTATTAGCATTATCTTTTGAACATAGATAAGGAACTCCAGTTTCAACCTGAGATTCAATTATTTTAGTCCATATATCTTGAGCTTTAACTTTTTTACCAATACCTAAAGAAACCGCTTTTTCATAATTTTCTTCATATTCATCACCATAACATTCTTGAAGAGCCTTTATACCACTCTTTTTAATATCATTAGGACAAAACAAATACCAATCATCATTGTTTTTTACAGCTCTCATAAAGTTATCAGGTATCCAAAGAGCCGTGAATAAATCTCTCGCTCTTAATTCTTCAGCACCTGTATTCTTTTTAATCTCAAGTAAATCAATAATATCTTTATGCCAAGGTTCTAAATAAATCGCCGCACTACCAGGTCTTCTTCCTTGTTGATTAAAAAATCTTAATGACTCATTAACAATCTTTAAATATTTTAATAATCCACCAGCAAACCCTCCTGATGTTGTGATTCTACTCTCTTTACTTCTCTGATTAGACATACATAATCCAATTCCTGCAGCATCAGAAGAATATGTTGAAATATCATTTAATGTTTTTAATAACCCCTCTCTAGAATCAGAATCGTTATAGTGTAACACACAAGAAGCTAATTGAGGAACTAATGTTCCCGAATTAATCATAATTGGAGTTGCTTTAGATACTAATTGATTAGATAGTGATTTATAGTATTCAATTGCTTCTTCAAAAGTATCCGTAACCCATAACGCAATCCTCATATACATATGTTGAGGTCTTTCAATCACTTTACCATTAGGTAATTTTAACAGATACATCTCCAATAATGACTTCCAGGCAAAATAATCAAAATTATAGTCATTATCGTGATTTATAACACCATCCACAATATCTTCACCATAACTTTCAATCATAGTTATCAATCTCTCACTCACAATCCCTTCAGAATGTAATTGTTTCATAGTCTTACTAAAACTACTTTCAGTCTCTTTATGATATGATGAAATTGCAACTGATGACGCTAATCTAGAATAATCGTGATGACTACCTGTATATGACGCAGCAATTTCATATACTAACTTATCCAATTCTTTTGTAGTTATAAACCCTTCAGTCGGAACTGAAGTTATCACCTTAATAAAAATCTCATCAGAATTAACATTCAACCCTTTAGCGGCTTTCTTAATCCTACTATAAATCTTTTGCGGATTAAAAGATACTTTCTCCCCGTCTCTTTTTTTAATTTTTAACGACATCATTTTATCTATTATTAAAATTGTTTCTTGATTAAAACTCATCAGTGAATGAAATAGTTTCATTTAATTTCGCTTTCTGGTATTCCATTGTTCTTGATTCAAAGAAATTACCTTTAGTCTCAACAGCAATCTGTTCCATAAACTTAAACGGCTGTTCAACATTAAAATGTTTATTACAACCCATCTTAATTAATAAACCATCAACGACAAATTCTAAATATTGTTTCATCAAATTTTGATTCATACCTATTAAAGATACAGGTAATGATTCAGTAATAAACTCTTTTTCAATTTCTAATGCCGACAATAAAATTTCTTTTATTCTTTCCTGACTTGGTTTATCTTCAACGTGATTATTTAACAAATGTATAGCAAAATCACAATGTAAATTCTCATCTTTAAAAATTAATGCATTTGCATTACATAATCCTTGCATTATACCTCTTGATTTTAACCAAAAGATTGAACAGAATGACCCCGAAAAGAAAATTCCCTCAACAGCAGCAAATGCTATAAGTCTTTCTTGGAAAGATGCATTTGTAATCCATTCTAAAGCCCATTTAGCTTTCTTTTGAACCGCAGGTAATCTATCAATAGCATGAAAACATTCGTCCTTTTCTGAAGGATTAGTAACATAAGTGTCAATTAACAACGAATACATCAATGAATGTATATTCTCCATCATTAACTGAAATCCGTAGAAAAATTTAGCCTCAGGATACTGAACTTCTCTATAAAAGTTCTCCGCTAAATTTTCATTAACTATACCATCAGATGCCGCGAAAAATGATAAAATATTCTTAACAAAATACTTTTCATTATCCGAAAGATTTTCCCAATCTCTAACATCATTACTTAAATCAACCTCTTCTGATGTCCAAAACGCCGCTTGATGTTGTTTGTAATATTCCCATATATCATTATGTTCTATAGGAAATATAACAAATCTATCGTTATTTGGTTTTAATATCTTTTCCATAATTTATTTTTTTTGTTCTCGTTCTTTTCGTTTATCCAATAAATCCTTAATTCTTTGTCTATTTCTTTCCTCGTGTTGTTCTTCTAACCCTAAAAATGTTACCGAACTTTCAGTGTCAATTTCCAACATCCCATTATCAAATTTACAATTTTCAAAGACAATACCATCATCACCAATCCTTGATTTTGTAATTGCAATAGTCGCTAACTTCATTTCTTTTTGTTGTAACGATTTAGCTACAGATATAATTACGTGTCCAACTTGAGCCTTTTTAATTGAACCTCCCATTTGGTCAGTTGTAACAACCTCAGAAGATATTGAACTTCTATTTCCTTGTGTTGCAGTCCATCCTACCAAATTAAGTTCGTGACACATTGCTTCAAAAGCTCTCATAACTGAACCTTCCGACTTCCATTCATCGGCAAGAGAATTAACCGGTAAAACACAATCAATATAATCTAATAAAACCATATCAATCTTAACACCATCAGCTATCATCTTTCTAACTTGATTTTTAATCTGTAACATAGTCATAGTATCTGACGGCAATTTCTTCAAGATTAACTTGTTCTGCATAGTAGATTTAACTTCATTCACCTTAAGAATTACTTCATCTTTTTTATTAGATAATTCATCAGGATGTATTTTAGTCCACAAAGTTATGTGTTTTCTTTGAATAATCTTAGGATTATCTTCAAAAAATATTTGTAATACATTATTACCCAAATTAAATGCGTGATTAGCAATTTTAGTTAATAAAGTTGATTTACCAACACCCGTTGGTGCCAACACAACACCTATCTCCCCTTTAGCTAACCCACCTTTTAAACATCTATCTATACCCGGAATACCCATAGGTATAGGATGTCTGTAATCATCATCTAAAACCCCTTCTAAATTGAAAAATACATCAGACATTCCATCTTCTCTTTCTCCAACCTGTAACGCAGTTCTTACTAATTGCTCAACTTTATCATAATTCTCAAATTCACCACCATCAATAATCTTCTGAGCCTTATTCATTACTTTCTGTAACTCTTGTTGCTTACAGAACTTCATCGCCTTTTCTTGAACAAAATCACCTCCCTCAGCAGGAGATGATTTTATTTTGTTCAAAGTATCAATAACTATTTTAGAAGCCTTTTCTTGTTGTAATTCAGATTTAGTAATCTGTTCTAACGTATCAAATGTTGGTGTATGCTCATATTTTGAATAGTATTCTTTAATCATCTGAATGATTAATTTAAAATACTTATTTTCAAAATAATCAACTTCTATCACGTCAATGATAGACCTAGAAAAATCTTTATCCTCTATAATCTCATTCAAGAGTTGTAGTTGAAAACTACTACCCAAATACTCAAAATTCTTTGTTGGTCCCATCTTTTTTTGTTTAGTTATTTGATAAATATTACACCTCTAAACTAACTCCACAATATTTGTTAGTTATTTTTTTAGATGAAAAAATGTCAGTAAGAGACAAAAGCAAGTTTTTTAGGTGTGAACGCACATCTACAGTGTATCTTATCTTAGGAGGGTATATTTTAGCATCAAACTGTCTATGACAAATTGTCAGGTCTCCATACTTAACAAATACATTAAAATACTCAGGACCTTCAGTAAATGATGTCTCTAACACCGCAGGATTGTTCATAATTTCATACATATTATCAATCATATATGAAACAGTTTTCATCTTTAATTGGTCATCAATATCTTCTCTAAAACTAGCTATCAAATCATATAATTCCACAGAATTCTTCGCCTTAGGATTAAACTCTCTAACATTAAAAAATCTCTGCACTATGATGTTATCATTAACCATCATTAAAAATTCAAGTTTAGTTGTTTCTTGTTCTTTCATAAATTTGTTTTATTTTAATTGTTTGTAATTACGTTTTTCTTTTCTTGTTAATTTTAAAAAGGGTCTAACAAAATTAACCCAAGCATCGTCCCCTTTCGGTAAAAATTTAAAAAACCCATCTTCCATCATCATTTTAATTAAATTCTTATAACCTCTACCTTCAGGGTCTAAAGTCTCTGAATAATACATCTCTACTATTTTTTTTCCATCATCTGTAATTAAAGGGTTAGACAAATCTACTATTTTTTCATTAATCTCAAAGAATTCGTTTTCAAAGATACCTCTTTTTGTTCTACCAGTCAAAATATTTTGTAAAATTTTATTATCCTTATCTTCTTTCCACAGATTTTCAGTTTTTATCAAAATATCGGTAATATTAATACTCTCGTCAAGCAACTCAGGAAATAATTTAACCAAAGTCTTCTCACCAAGATAATATATACCATCTATGTTATCAGACTTATCTCCAGCTAAAATTTTATATGTCTTAATATTATAATGAGGTATCTCAATCTCTCTTAACTTGATTTTATCCCCCTTCTTATAATATTGTTTAGTGTCAGGTAAATAAACCCTAACATTATCCGATATCAATTGAGTTAAATCTCTATCACCCGAAAATATAGTCTTCTCCTCATTTTCAGATATTTGACAATAATAAGCAATTAAATCATCAGATTCATTATCATCAACACATATTTGTCTAACAAATAATTCCTCCAAATATTGCTTAATCCTCTCTTTCTGCTCAGCTAACGAACTTTCCTTCGTTTCATCATATGAAGTGTTCCTATTCTCTTTATATTGGGGGTAGATTAACTTCCTGGCGGACGAATTGTTTTCACCATCCCAAA